GGCGGGGGATGCAGACCCTGCCAAGATTGCCGCTTGGGATGCCATGCAAGCCGATTGGCGCACACTTGGCGAGAGCGGTCACTCTGTGTACAACCAGATGCGTGACACGTACAAAAAGATGTACGAACAAGTCAAAGATGTACTTGATGCACGTATCGACTCGGCTATTGAGGATAAGGGTACTGCCAATAAGATTAAGGCCGAAGTCTATCAACGCCTGTTTGCAAGCGGCAACATTGAGCCTTATTTCCCGTTGACTCGTTCGGGCAAGTACTGGCTGTCGTACAACGCAATTGACCCACGCGACGGTAAGCCTGATTTCTACGTCGAGGCATACGAGACTAACTATGCCCGTGATCAAGCCATCAAAGAACTTAAGGCTGACCCAAAGGCTAAAGCTGAGGATATTCAGAAATTTGCTAACGCAAATCAAATCAACTACCGCCGTGCACCTGCCACATCGTTTGTGAACGGGGTACTGCGTACGCTAGAAGCCAACAAGGTTGATGCCGAAGTCACTGAAGAAGTGATGCGTTTGTTCTTGAACACCCTGCCCGAGACATCGTTTGCTCAGTCATTCCGTCGACGCAAAGGTACGGCTGGTTTTGACAGGCACGATGCAATCGGCGCATTGCGTACAAAGACGTTCAGCTTGTCTCGCCAACTTTCCAACATGGAGTATGGGCAAAAGTTTGAGCAACTGCGCACTGAGATTAAAGACTACGTCCGTAGCCAAGGCAACCAAGAAGAAGCCGTGCAGTATATGGATGAGATGGATGCGCGTATTGACTATGCCATTAGTCCCAACGTACCGCAGTGGTCTAAGTTAGCCACGTCGTTCGGCTTTAACATGACACTCGGTTTTAACGTGTCGTCAGCCATTGTCAACTTAGCGCAAGTTCCGCTGGTTGTGATGCCCTACTTAGGTGGTAAGTACGGATACAGTGAGACAACACGCGCCATTGGCCGGGCCTCGCGTATTTTTGCTAACAGTGGATTTGACCGCGAAGTAGAGATGTTGGTTCCAACCGACAAGGGTGAGAAGAAGGTAAAGGTCAGAGCTTTCCCATCCATGGACAACTATGACTTCTCTAAGGAACCAAAACTTAAGCACCTTGAGACTCTGGTCAAAGTAGCCGCCGCACGGGGTCAGTTGAACCGCTCACAGGTTTACGACATTCTTGACGTGGGCGAAGATAACAGTCTGCTTACCAAGGTCAACGCGGCTTCCGGTTTTGTATTCCATCATGGCGAACGGATGAACCGCCAAGTTGCACTGATTGCCGCTTACGAGTTGGAACTTCAGAAACTTATCGGTACCGGTAAGAAGTTAGACACTGCAACAGAAAAACAACAGCAAGCCGCTGCTGACTATGCGGTGTACGTAACAGAACTTACCAATGGTGGAACAGCCGCCGCCGCTGCACCGCGTATTGCTCAAGGGCCTTTGGGTAAAGTTCTTTTCATGTACAAGCGCTATGGCGTTTCCATGTACTACATGTTGTTCAAGACCGCCCGCGATGCCCTGTTCGAGTCGTATCAGATGGCGACAATAAAGGAGCAGATTGCAGAGGAGCAAAAGAAAGACCGCCCCAACGCCGCATCCATTGCTACACTGGAAAAGCAATTGGAAAAGGCCACAGCGGAGCACGCGGTCGTAAAATCCGCTGCCATGAAACAGATCGCTGGTATCTACGCATCTGCCGCCCTGATTGCCGGTGCATCCGGTGTGCCAATGTTTGGTGCTGCCGCCATGATCTACAACATCTTCAAGGGTGATGACGACGACGATATGGATACAGCCGCACGTAAGCGGATGGGCGAGTTGTATTACAGTGGTCTCGGTAATGCTGTGTTTGGCGTAGAGATTGCCAATCGTGTGGGTCTGAGCGACTTGCTGTTCCGCGACACCACTACAAAGCCCAGTGATAGCGTCTTACTGAGTATCATGGAGCAAGCAGGTGGCCCTGTGCTTGGCGTAGTAAGCCGTGTAGAACGTGGTTTAAACTTGATCAACGAGGGCTACACCCAACGCGGTATTGAGCAGATGCTTCCGTCTGCGCTAGGTAACGGTCTAAAAGCTATCCGGTTCGGAACCGAGGGTGCAAACACCTTGCGTGGTGACCCTATTACCGGTGACCTTGGCTATTGGAATACGTTTGCTCAGTTCTTCGGTTTTGCTCCTGCCGAATACACCCGTCAGTTGGAGATCAATAGTTCGATTAAGAACATTGAGCGTAAGACTATGGAAGACCGCACCAAATTACTGCGCAACTTCTACATTGCTACCCGCAATGGTGATGGGCAAGAACGCGCAAGTGTGATAAAAAAAATGCTTGACTTCAATAAGAAGCACCCGACTGCGGCCATTACGCCTGACACGATTGATAACTCCATGGCACAGCACATGCGGACAACCTCCGAGATGTACCACGGCATTACGATTAACAAGTCACTGCGCCCTGAGTTGATGCGCAACATCCGTGAGTACGACGACGAAGACGAGGAATAAAAAATCCCCCGCTTATTAGGGCGGGGGATAAACTCCTCTAAGGAGAACGAAGGAGACAGGCAACCTGTCGATCGGGATATTATCACAGTCGTCTCCAAATGCGAACCCCCCACCTGCTATCCTCAATACGGGGACGGTATTCCACCACCCAATAACGTCTTTGGGTAATATCGTAGACCTGCCGCACACATTCCAAGGTGTTTATACATGGTATAAACACAGACCCACCTATCGGGAAGTTATCCCAATCAAGAACAAACCGCACCCCATCGGGTGCAAGATCGTCAAGGTGTAGCCTGTTTTTGGAAGAGCGCGGCGGTTGTCGCCATACTTTGCTCAGTTTCATCGTCCATAAATGATGAGCAGTCCACAGTAATTGCATCGACTGGCGGCCAGTTGGAATGGGTGCCTTTACCCAAACGAACCTTTTCCTTCTTTGCTTTCGTGCGTCCTGTTTTTAGGCCATCAACAAACCCACCATAGTTGATCTGTTGTTTACCGCACCACTCTTTAAGCGGCTTGGGCAGAAGGTACAACCTTTTAATGTCGTACTCGTACCGAGCCACAAAGTTCATTCGTGGTACGGCTTCGGGGTGAATCAGATGATCTAACCCTGTTGCTTGTTTACGTGCATCATCCGTACTCTTGATACGCAGGATGCCGTTGTAGTGGTCAGCCAAGAAGTCTGTCAGGATGCTTTCAACATCAACACCCATCTCGGCCATGTCGGTACGTGCGTCTTGCATGACCTTGATAATCCACTGCACAATTGGTGCAATCTGCCAATCAAGCAAACCCATCTTCTTACCCAACATCAGGCCAGTGATCGAGCGTGATGCTAAGACAGACCAAAAGCGGTTATCGGCTTTGAGGCCAGCCGCTATGTCAATCTTTCGTTGAGTTGTCAGGGCAAGTTCTTTTACCGGCTCCAGATTGTTCATGACATATTGGAGATAAGGTACAGCCGCCACCCCGTAGTGTTCCTTGATTGCGGCACTGAACTTGTCTGTCTCTTCCTTGGTTTCAAAGTTGACAGGTATGGCTTTGTATTCCAATACCCGTTGGGCTTCCGCTTGTGGCAGAGCCTTATACAACGCGATACGCTCAATCATGCTGGTATTACCTGTCGTACCAAACAAAGTTTTCCATGGCTTACCACGTACCCGCTCAACGTTACCTTTAGGCCCCATGCGGTTTCGTTGCATACCACTAGGAAGTTGATAGGCAAAGTCAGACAGGTCTTTCGGTGCGGTGTTAGTCATCTCGTCCATGTACACGCACAGGTTTTTGTAGACCTCAGCGCGATTCATCTTTGAGTTGTACGTATCACGCTCTTGAAGCATGGTCAGTTCAGGGTCACCCCATATCGAGGCACCTGCCAACATTGCTGTTGTCTTACCAAGACCGGAGCCTTTGCTGTATATATGAAACGCCGCCGCATTGATTGGTTGAAACTCCATCAACACCGCACCGAATGACATACGAACTATGAATTGGTGCATCTCCATACCGGCCTTGTTGTAGAACGACATGGTTTTCTTCCACTCTTCCAACGAACCTTTTGGGTTGAAGGCAGGGAATAGACCCGCAGTTGCACTTGAAGGTGAATTAATCTCAACGCGATCTTTGAACACTTCCATATTACCAAGGCAAAAGGACGTACCCTTGTCGTCTGTCCAACCAAACTGTCTACGCGCTTCGTCAGCTTCAGCCGTAAACTGTAACTCGTTTACCCATCTCATTGTGTACTCCATTAACTCGCCCACGTTCAAGACGGCAACGCCATGCGAGGCTAAGTATTTTCTGAACTCATCTTTTGTTCCTACCGCAGTCAGAGGCAACGTAAACTCACGTACCCCGTCCCTTGGCAGGTGCAATCGCATCACCAACGCTTCACCTATCTCGGGGTCTTTCAAGCGACGCACGACGTACAGGTCATTGAAATAAACCATGACGTCTTTGTCTTCGCCTTCAGCGTTCTTGGAGTGCTTGAACACTCCACCATTCTTCCCACGGAAATACGGGTGGGGGTACTTGGGTATGTTGTACTTAATAGGGGTTGCGTTGTGGATACCTAGCGGCTTTTGCACCACTACGTTATCCGCTTCCTCAGCCTCTTGTACTTCTCGCCCAAGCGAAATGGGTGACTTGATCTTGCCCCAATGTTGACAGTTCGTGCAGACATCAGGGCGGTACTCATCAAAGCGTTCGCACAGGTATGGGCCTTTGATCAGGTCAACCTTGGCTTCAGTACGCTCGGCAGTGTATTCCTCATGATTGCATGAAATCTTGTGGATGGCTTTGCCCCCATCAACACAGAACTTAGCAATAGATAATGCGGCTCGCCACAGTGGTTCAGAGATGTTGTTTTGATTCATCACCGCTTCGCCAATCTGTGCACACCCGCTACCTGCCTGAGTCTTAATCAGGATAGTTTTAAAGCGGCTGATGTAACTACCCGACAGGGCTTGCATCATTGCGTCCGCTTCACGGGGTGCATACTTCTTGGATACGGGCGGCACCTCATCATCTCCGATCAAGTTGCAGAACAACTCAAACGGGATTGGGTCGGCAGGGGAGCCGATAAACACCACAGCTTTTGGCGGGGTGTCTTTGTGATTGTGCGTCAGGGGAACTCTAAGTACCCGAGCCGCGTCAGCAGTAACCGCAGGGTCACCATACATATTGTGTTCACGGCATAGTCTTTTGAACCGCTCCGCAACAGGAATCCATGTTTCACGTGAAACAGGTTCAGTCAGTGGCCAGTACACGTGGATACCACGCCCTGAGTTTACGAGTGTTGGCTTCGGTAGTCTTACTGTTTTGCAGAACGTGCGTAGTGCTAGTAACGCGTCTGCCTGTGTTTCGTAGTCCTTTGACGGCCCACAGTCTAAATCTAAGAAGAACGACCTAAGTTGTTTTACGTTGGGTACTTTACGAGACCCCGCCTCTTCAAACGTACCGAGTGCAAAATAAGCGTCATAACCTTCGTTGTCCAAATTGTGGGCGGCATGGATAACTTCGTCGAGGGAACTGTAGAACTTCTGCACCTTGCGTTCGTCTGATAAACGACCCGCAAAGACACAGTAGAACCCAGTGTCTCCCAACACTGCCTCCAAAAATGTTTTAGTTTCCATATCCGCCGATAGTTAAAGTGAATGAGATAACCAAAAGGTGGGGGTACTAACCGCCCGTCTACAAGCTTTCAAAAAGTATAAGACGGCTTTCCCCCCAAACTTTTTAGTCGTCCCAATCACCTACGATGTCGGCAATGTCAGACTTCTCAGCCGCAGGGGTTGCGGCCTTCTTTGTTACCTTGATAGGCTCTTCCACTACTTCCTCGGCTTCAACCTTGGCAGGTTTTGGTGCGGCCTTGGGTGCAGGTGCGGCTTCAATGGCTTTCGGTGCAGGAATCACACCATCCATCTGTGACACATTCAAAGTGACTGCCTTAACAGTATCAGCGTGATCACGCATCTCCAAGGCGGCTTTCAACTCGTGCTCTTCCAATGCACGTACTGGCTTGAAAATCAACTTAGGTGTTGCGCTGTCAATGTCAAAACGCATCTCGGTCACGATGCTGATGGCATGTGTGTTGTGCGCCTTGAGGTAGCGACCATAGGCTTGCAGTGGCATCTTCTTACCCTCTGCATCGCCGAACACTGATGTTGATGGCAGGTTGATTTGATAAACTTCTTGCTTACCCAACTCGCTCTCAATCATCACAGCAATACGCTGTTGGAATCGGCAAGCGCGGCCTTCACCACTTGATGCAGAACCCTTAACGTGTTGTGGGCAGTCTTTGCAGAATGACGCCTGACGCTGATCTTGTGGGACAGCGGAGTCGGGGCGTTGGGTATCAGACGACCAACATGTTGGCTTTGTGATCTTGCCCTTTTGGTACACGCCCTCAAAGAACATGCGGGATACGGGTGCGGCATTAACCAACACAACGTTCATTGCACGATCTTCGCTAACGCGAACTTCTTTACCGCCAATGAATTCGCGGAATGCACCGCCTTCAATGGAGATGCGACGATTGCCGCTACCTGTGCTACCCGCAAGGGTACTTGTCAGGTTATCTTCGATACCGCTAAGTAATGCAAGGGCGGCGTTGTTAGGCTTACCAAAAATTGTTAAATCGCTCATTTCGTTCTCCGGTTAAATATCTTTGTCAGTGGTTGTAAAATCAAATTCAAGTTGGACGGGTAGTCCAGTGTCAGGTTCAATCATCTTCACGTCGTCCTTGGGTGTGCTAGACAGGGCGGCTACCACTTGGGACACATTGAAGCGGTAGGTGTTGCCTATCTTCACGTATGTATCTTTAGGGATATAGCCCTGACGCAACCAAGCACGTACAGTTGAGACTGAGACCGTGAAGTGTTTAGCCAACGCTTCGATTGGCACAAACGGCTCTGTCATCATTTCCTCCGTACAGTTATGGTGTATTCGCTATCCACGTTGAGACCCGGTGGTAGCAGATCGGGGTTGGCTTCAAGGAACTGTTTCATGTTTCCCTGATGCAAACGCTCATGTAGAAGTTCAGGGACACCCTGCTCTACAATAAATTTACGCATGGACTCCCAATCGCTCGTCCAATAGTTAGCCTTGACAGTGCGGTAGAACAAACCTTCTTCCGTACGCACACTCTCAATGTTTTGTTCCTTGCAGTACACAAGTAAAGCCGCTTTGACTTTGTCCATTTGACCCTTGAGGATTTTCTCCCCTTCCTCGTAGGCGATACGGGCTTCGTCGTGCTTGGCCTTCATCTTCAAATATACCTTGACCAATTTTTCAACTGGTATTTTGGCTGTTTCTTCTGTCATTTCGTTCTCCGTTTGGTTGTTGGGATTTATATTATAGTGGCGTTTCCTCCATTATTCAAGTATTTCTTTGTAAAGATCAACTATTTTTGTGTGAACGTCTATTTTATTATCTAATAAGTTGTATACGTGTCTTTCTACACCTGACCCGACGAGTTGTACCACTGTTGTTGGGTGTCGCTGACCCGAGCGGTGCACTCGGGCGTTGGCTTGTGCGTAGGTCTCAAGGGATGAAGTTGGCCCCCACCACACCACAGTGTTTGCGGCTGTCAGGGTTACACCATGGGCGGCTGACTGAGGTTGAATGACAAGCACCCGTGTGTCGTTGGGGTTGGTTTGGAACCTGTTAAAGATGTCGGTGCGTTTGTTCAAAGGCACATCACCATTGATTACTTCAGTCTTAATACCTTCGTCATTGAGTTTGTCTGTCAGGATAGTGATCACGCTTTTAAAGGGCACAAACACCAGCACCTTTTGGCTTGCTTCCTCGATAACTTCTTTCAGTACGGCATAGCGATTCTTGATGTCAAACTCAACGGTTTCGCCCGTGTCGGTGTACACCGCACCACAAGATATTTGTAGGAGTTTGCTCATGTTCACGGCAGCATTCACTGACGTAATATCTTCCCCTGCGGCCTGTACCACCATGCGCTTCTTCAATAGGTCGTAGTACTTCTGCTGTTGCTTGGTCAACTCGACTGTTCGCTTGACATACGTCATGTCCGGTAAGTCTAAGCACTCATCCTTGGTAAACCTGATAGCAGGTTGCAGGGCGTTAAACACTGTGTTTGTTGCGTTCTCTTTAGCCATCCACTTAAAGTTGGTCAGCTTGAGCATGACCATGTCCCTAAAGGATGAAAAGAAACGTGGCACACCTTGGGGGTTGACTAACTTAGCCAAGCCGTAAGCATCAAGGGGGGATTGCGCGGCAGGGGTACCCGTTAGCATCCACAACCACGTATCGGGTTTGATAAGGCCGTTCAATACTTTCCACCGCTTCGTCATGCTGTTCTTATAAGCATTAGCCTCGTCTACAACAATCAGGTCAAACCCGCCCCGTGATATGTCATCGGCCACAATCTCAACACCATCGTAGTTGATGATTACAAATTCTGATGCGCCGTTAATGATGGCTTGACGTTTGTTCTTTGCGCCATAAGCAATGTCCACCGAGCGGTGCATGGCAAACTTAAATAGGTCGGCTCTCCATGCGGAGTCCATGATTGACAAGGGGCAGATCACTAGCACACGTCGAATACGCTTTTGCTTAAGCAGATAGTCTGCCGCCCAAATGACTGAGCCTGTCTTGCCTGTGCCCTGCTCGTTTAGGCAGAACGCACGTTTGTTGAGGGTAAGGAAAGCGGACGTTGTTTTCTGATGCTCAAAGGGTTTGTACTGACCCGGCCAGTTGTACTGTCCCAAGATGGGACTAGGCACCCCTTTGATCTTAAGGTTGCGCAGAACTTGGGCTTCGTCTAAACCCCACTTGACAACAACTTGATTGTTGTTTAGTTCTTTACTCTTCGGAATGACTGTAGTGACACGTTGCGGGTTGCGCAGTGTCAACAACAATGCCTTGTTATCTATGATTTCCAATTCGTTCTCGCTTATTTTTTATAAAGCATATCGAGCAGAATGGGGTCTCCAATCTGCTCGATATACCAACTTACTCTTGTCAGTTCCTACGCTCGAAAGTGTTTGCGCATGCTGACTGGTGCGGTTAAAGGGTTGAAAACAATCAACATCAAACACCCCGAACGGCACACTCACACCTGACTGCCGTTCTATTAAATTCTAATCTAACCTATCATTGAATTGCCGTCAAGCAAATTTTGATTGTCGCAACCATTTTGTTGCCACCCACTTAACGCCACTCGTAACAGGTTCACCGCAGTGCAATGTTTTTGTGGCAGGGGTTGGTGTATCGTAGCGGAAAAGTAAGGCGTTACCTTCGTTCGCATGTACGGATATACCCGCATGCGGGAACGTTGTTGCACCCCCACCTTCTGGTGTATTTAAATACATCAAAAGCGTAGCAATACGTTGCCCACCACGTTTGATGTGATGAGGTGTTTTCTCACGCTCAGGGCTGAAGTAGTCGTAGTGTCTACGATACTCTTGCCCCACGTCATAGCGCAGAATCTGCATGCCTTCGCCATGCTCTACGGGCAACCCGACCAAGTCACTGATACGTTTTTCAATACGCATGACAAGATCAGTC